CGTGCGCTACCGCGCTCGGGAGCGTTACAGCTTCGGCGTTAGCGACCCGCTCGGTATCTACGGCTCGCCCGGCGCTGCTTAAGGCGCTTTTAAGGGCCCCTTCGGGGGCCCTTTTTTTTGCCTAACGAATCAACAAGTAATTTGATCTGTTTAAACACATAGTGTAAAAGCAATCTTTAAGCATCTCTCGGGGGAGAGAGTCGATGCCGCTTCCGGGTCATTATCCGAAAGAGCTTTTAGATTACTGCGTGTCCGCTCCGGAAAAAGAGTACGTCACAGCCGTGCTCAAGACTGGTGGCCTAAAGTCGGCAGCCTCTCTTGTTGGAAGGAGCTACAACACCGTTCGGAATGCTGTCGAGAGGGTAAAGATTCGGGCAGCCAAGATGGGCTTTGCGCCAGAATACGGCCTAAACCACCCGGCCCCAGCGCCTTTCCTTGTCAAGGGAACAAGCACCCTCTACGACGAGGAAGGCAAGCCCCGGATGCAATGGGTCAAGACTGGGATAGACGGCGCCCAGATCGAGCAGATGGTCAACGACTTCATAGAGGCCTCAAAAGAAAACGTCCCCAAAGAAAAGCCAGTCAAACCCCCTTCGAAGAATATCTCCAATAACTGCATCAACTGTCACGTCATCACGGATTATCACTTCGGGCAGTACAGTTGGGCAGAGGAGACAAGGCAGGGGGACTGGGATGTAAATATTGCGGAGAGCAGGCTGGTCAATTGGTTCAAGTACGCCATAGCAGCAGCTCCCCCTGCAGAGGGGGCGGTCCTATGCTTCCTCGGTGACGACCTGCACCAAGACGGGATGGAAAATCTCACCCCGGCTTCCAAGCATATCCTTGATTCCGATTCGCGCTTCTCTAAGGTTATTCGGCTATGGATCAGGGTTAGGCGCCGGATCAATGCCATGCTCCTCTCCAAGTACAACTGGGTTCACGTCATCGAAGCGGAAGGCAACCACAACCCTGTGTCGAGCATTTGGATGCGAGAATGGCTATCTGCTCTCTACGAAAATGAGCCAAGGCTAACGGTCGATACCTCGGTTGACCCTTACTATTGCTTCGAGTGGGGAGACACCAGCCTGTTCTTTCATCATGGGCACAAGCGCCGCCCAACCAATATAGACGATGTCTTTGTCGCGAAATTCCGGGAAGTCTTTGGAAGGACCAAGCATAGCTACGGACACATGGGACACCTGCATCATCGTGATGTCAAGGAGACATCATTGATGACCATCGAGCAGCACAGAACTTTAGCAGAATCAGACAGTTACGCCAGTAGGCACGGGTTTATTAGCGGACAAGAGGCTCAGGTCATCACCTACCACAAAAGGCACGGGGAAGTGTCGCGGCTGGTGGTAAGCCCGAGCTTGGTTGAGGAAGCTTGTGCCTTAAGCGCATAGGGCGTATAAATGAGTTAATCCCTGACAGACTCATCCGGGTCTGACTCTAGCCACGACAGGAGATTCCCATGGCTAACAGCACCTTCAAAGGCCCCGTCCGCTCCGAAGGCGGTTTTCAGTCCGTCACCAAAAACGCCACGACCGGCGCAGTGACCGCGCAGTCCACCTTCGGCAACGACACCACCATTGGCAATGATCTCACCGTGGGCGGCGATCTCGACGCTCAAGGCACGGCCAATGTGTTTGTCGTCCCGACCTCCGATCCGGGTGTGGCTGGCGCTCTCTGGAACGATGGCGGGACCCTTTCCGTCTCGGCCGGCTAATCAAAACTTGATCAAGTAACCGGAGGCTCGAATGGGCAACGTCTCATCCATAAGCAGAACTGGGAAGACCGAGCCGTTTGAGCTTCAGGTTGCCCGTGGCCAGATTTCGTACCACAGCTCGCTGTTTAAGTACGGATACAACCCCCTGATCATTAACGTCAACGAAACGATCTGGGACGGCGGCGGCATTTACACCTACCCATCCTCGGCTCTTGCAATGACCGTTACCTCGGCCGGAGCAGGAACCGATGAGGGTGTAAAGGTTTTGGTCATGGGCCTTGACGCTGACTGGAACGAGGTCAGCCAAGAGGTCACCTTAGACGGTAGCGGCGTGGCGACCACCACCCAGACCTTCCGCCGGGTGTATCGGGCGTATGTCTCTGGAAGCCAAGCTCCCACCGGGAATATCACCATTGCTAACGGTGGGACGACCTACGCACAGATCACAAACGGGGAAAACCAAACCCTAATGGCGGTCTGGACTGTCCCGGCAAACCACACGTTCTACCTGACCCGTGGAACAGCGACCCACGGTACGGACACTGCTGGCGCATACATGACCATCCGGTTCATGACGCGTCCCTCTGGTGGGGTTTTCAGGACTGCGACGAAGGTTGATGTCACTGGCGCAGAGCTGGTTTTCCCGTTTGATGTTCCGCTTAAGCTTGAAGAGAAGACCGACCTTGAGGTTCGGGCGATCTGCAGCAAGAACCAGAACAACGCAGTGTCTGCGACCTTCGAAGGGATTCTGGTGAGGAACGATGCCTAAGGCGAAGGCTCCAGCCAAGAAGCCAAAGAGCCGAGTTAACGAGGCCGGTAATTACACCAAGCCGGCCATGCGTAAGCGCCTCTTTGAGAAGATCAAGGCTGGAGGGAAGGGCGGCAAGCCCGGCCAGTGGTCGGCGCGAAAGGCACAGATGCTCGCCAAGGAATACAAGGATCAAGGCGGAGGCTACCGGGACTGATGGCAAGGAGAGCGCCGCAGAAAAGCCTAAACAAATGGACCAAGGAGAAGTGGGGCACCAAGTCCGGAAAGCCCTCAACCCAAGGCCCTAAGGCGACCGGAGAGCGTTACCTACCAAAGAAGGCAAGGGACGCTCTTTCCGCAAGTGAGTACGCGGCGACCTCTGCCAAGAAGCGCAAGGACACGAAGGCCGGCAAGCAATTCTCGAAGCAGCCGAAGAGTATTGCGAAGAAGACGGCGAGGCATAGACGATGAGCCTTACTGACGCAGAAAAGAATCGATTAAAGAAGGCCGGCCTGTCCGGCTTGAACCAACCGAAGAAGACCCCGAGCCACCCGAGCAAGAAGGGCGTTGTCGCTGTCCGGGACGAAGGCAAGGTTAAGATCATCCGGTTCGGCGACCAGAGCATGGGGCATAATTACTCCGAAGAGGCCCGGAAAAACTTCAAGGCTCGCCATGGCAAGAACATCAAGAAGGGTAAGACCTCCGCCGCCTACTGGGCGGACAAGGTTTTCTGGGCAGGAAAAGGAGGCTCTAAGAAGTCTCCTCCGAAATCTCAAAAGCAAAAATTCGGAAAGAGCTGATGGCCGATAAAAAGAAGCAAGCCAAGGTCGAGAAGGTGATGGGCGAGTTCAAGCGCGGCAAGCTCAAGTCTAGCTCTGGGCAGAAGGTCACCGACCGGGATCAGGCTGTGGCGATCGCGATGTCAGAAGCCGGAATAAAGAAGATGTCGTCAGGTGGCAGGATTGACGGCATGGCAACACGAGGACTCACAAAAGGCCGGATGTGCTAGGAGAGGTTCATGGACGGTAAAAAACTATTATCCAATCTTAGTCCGGCCTATGCGCTCATGACGGGGGAAAGCACCCCCATGACTCGAGGCTTACGAGCGCTAAGCCCCGCCCTTCGTATGCTGACCGACGAGCCCGACAGGGAATCCGTCGAGCAGGATGACGAGGGGCGCATCGTTGTGTCTGTCGAGACCGGAGGGAAGATGAACCGCTCGAATATGGAAAAGCAAATGATGGCCTACGGCGGCAAGACCAAGGCCAAGAAGATGATGAAGGGTGGGAAGACTTACTCCACCGATGGCTGCGCCATGCGCGGAATGACCAAGGCCAAGAAGAAGTAAGTGGCTACCAGCGGAACCGCCACGTTCAACCCGGATTTCCTTGAGATTGCCGAGGAGGCTTTCGAGAGGGCCGGGATTGAGCTGAGATCAGGTTACGACTTCCGGACTGCCCGGAGGTCGATGAACCTGCTTGCGCTTGAGTGGGCAAACCGTGGCATCCATTTGTGGATGATCGAGGAAGGGACTCAGGTCCTAACCCCGGGAACGGAAACCTATGTCTTGCCGGCGGACACCATCGATATCCTTGAGCACCAGCTCCGAACAAATTCCGGGGTCAGCAACCAACAGGATACCCGCCTTGAGCGAATCTCCTTTGCAGGCTATGCGCAGATTCCGAACAAGCTTGATCAAGGGCGCCCGGTCCAGATTTTCATCGATCGCCAGATCACCCCTCAGTTCACGCTCTGGCCTGTCCCTGATGATTCTGAGACCTATACGGTCGCTTACTGGCGTATGCGGCGCATTCAAGACGTGGGCGATAGCGGAGCAAACACGATCGATGTGCCGTCTCGGTTCATCCCTGCGCTGGTCGCTGGCTTGGCTTATCACATTGCCATGAAGCTCCCGGACCCCGGGCAGCGCCTTGCGATGCTGAAGGCTGTATACGACGAAGAGCTTCAGAACGCGCTCGACGAAGACCGGGTGAAGACAGACCTCAAGCTTGTGCCTCGGATGTACAAGACCCGATGAGCTACGCACAGGGCAAGCATGCATTTGGGTTCTGCGATCGATGCGGGTTTCGCTACCCGCTGAATGAGCTGGCGAATCAGGTCCAGAATCGCATGCCCACAGACATCTATGTTTGCCCCGAGTGCTACGACGAGGATCAGCCGCAGCTTTGGGTGGGCGAGATTCGGGTCGATGACCCGCGCCCGCTTGAGAACCCTCGCCCGGACACCTCTCTGGAGGAAAGCCGGGCACTGAGCGTAACGTACAACACGTTCTCGGCGCCCCTCCAAGGGATGATCGGGACAGTCACGGTGAGCATTAGCTGATGGCCCTGACCTATACGACCCTAAAGGCGGCGATCCAGACCTACCTCAAGGACTCGGACACCGAGTTCGTTGCGGACCTTGATGTCATCATCAAGCAGGCCGAGGATCGAATCCTAAAGTCGGTGCAGCTCCCTGATTTCCGGAAGAACAGCACCGGGAACATGACGACCGGGTCGGTCTATCTGTCTATGCCGACGGACTTTTTGGCGGCTTATTCCCTAGCCGTGATCAACGGATCGTCTTACGAGTACCTGCTCCAGAAGGACGTGAACTTCATTCGTCAGGCATTCCCAAATGCTTCTGCTACTGGGACGCCTCGTTTTTACTCAATCTTTGACGACGATACGTTTATAATTGGTCCAACGCCGGATGCCAATTACACGGCGGAGCTTCATTATTTTTACCGCCCGGCATCCATCGTTGACGCTGGCTCGAGCTGGCTAGGGGAAAACGCGGAGCATGCTCTGCTTTATGCGTGTCTCACTGAGGCCTATGGATACCTCAAGGGTGAGCCGGACTTGGTCCAGCTCTATGAGGCAAAATACAAGGAGGCCATGCAGGGCCTCCAGTCCCTCGGCGAGGGATACAACACCACAGACAGCTACCGTGCTGGAGCTGTACGGACGATGAGGTAAAACATGTTCAAGATCGTGGGCGGCGATATAGACGTGACGGTGGCGACCACCAATGACGGTGGGTTCTCACCAGAATACTGGGCGGGTAGGGCAACAGAAAAGATTGTCTCTGTAAGCGATCAAGCACCAAAGCCGATTAGAGACCAAGCGCATGCGTTTCGCGGACTCGTCGAGCACGTCGTGACGCATTTCATGCGGGAAGCTATCAAGAGCGACCGCACTACCCTTGCCGCCTTACTCAGGAAGCAAGGACATGAGGAGATCGCCAAGATCATTGGCGACATCTAAAGGAGCAATCTCATGGCCATTACCCAAGCAATGTGTACGTCCTTCAAGAAGGAGCTTCTTGAGGGCATTCACGACTTCCGCACCACCGGCGACGCGTTCAAGATCGCGCTGTTCACCAGCGCAGCTACCCTTAGCGCAGCAACCACGGCGTATGCCGTCACCAACGAGGTGTCTGGCACGGGCTACACTGCTGGCGGTAACACGCTCAGCAAGGTGAACCCCACGTCGTCCGGCACGACTGCCTACACGGACTTCGCTGACACCACTTGGTCGTCTGCGACGATCACCGCCAATGGCGCTCTGATCTATAACAGCACTGATAGCAACGCCGCTGTTGTGGTTCTCGCTTTCGGCGGCGACAAAACGTCCACCAACGGGGACTTCACCATTCAGTTCCCGACGGCAGGCGCAAGCACCGCCATCATTCGTATCGCCTAACATCCTCATTAGGCGTTTTACTGAATGGCCTTGATTGCGGGATGGGGCCGAGGGTCTTGGGGCGAAGGCGGCTGGGGTTCTGAACTCCCAGTAGTCACCTCAGGGCTCTCGGCCTCTGGCGGTGTAGGAACCGTTACAGTCGCTGCTGGCGCGACGGCTGTGGTTTCTGGCGTCTCCGCATCAGGGAATGTTGGCTCGCTTGTCATAACCGGGGATGCCCGAGTTATCGAGACAGGCGTCTCTGCAACAGGTCAGGTTGGCTCTGTCGTCCTGTCCCTCGGTTGCAGATTCTCGGTTACAGGAGCTGCCGCCACCAGCGGCGTTGGCTCGCCCACCGTAAGTGCGGATGCCCGCACTATCGGAACAGGCCTCTCTGCCACTGGCGCCGTCGGAACGGTAGGTATCTTCACCGGGATCATGGTTCTGGTCACCGGGCTTTCTGCTACCGGTCAGCTTGGCAACGAGACAGTCACTGCTGACGCCAACATTCCAGAAACAGGCCTCTCTGCT